CTTCCAGCAGTTCTTAACTGGGGCAATAAACAAGCAGGGAGTAAACAGCATAGACGAACACAACATTAAGATGTAATCATGACTATCTCTTGGGGAGGATTGAATGGTTGATCGACAATATTTTGACGGCGAAGATTTCGATGGAGGAAGTTTCGATTTGGTAGCCTACAGCACAAAAGACGAAGTCAAAGAAGTATTACAAATAACTGAGACTACATGGGACGCTGAAATCGATGCCTGCATAGTTAGCGCCGACGCATTAATCGACAGCTTGCTCAAAGAAGAGGATTTTACTGTTGATCCTGCGAATGTTCCGGACAACATAAGTGACGCAAGCAAACATTTTGCAGCCTGGATGTTTCGTAGGCGAAGGGATCCCGCCGGCGCTCAAATCTTCTGGGATGAGGCAAAAAAGTTCTTAGACCCTTACATACAAGGCCAAAAAGGCGGCGCATCTTTTAGGAGGGTCCCGTGATTGAGCATAAGCCCCCAAGTAATGTATGATGACCAAAAGCTCAGAGTTTGGCTCCATAATGGACCTAAACGGAATGAAGAGGCCAAAAGGCTTTTTCAAGTTTTAGGGTCTGCAGTAGTTATTGAGCGAATGCAAAATTTTGCGCCCGTGAGAACTGGCGCGTTGCGAGAAAGCATAACCGCGGACTATACGGACGAAGGATTTACCGTGTATCCAACAGTGCCCTATGCCGTTTACGTGGAGAAGGGCACAGAGCCCCACATGATTTTCCCAAGTAAAGCCCGCGTGCTTAGGTGGGTTGACGAAGGAGGCACACCTATCTTTGCTAAATATGTTAGCCACCCGGGAACAGTAGGTAGAGGCTTTATTCAGCGGACTTGGGTGGCCGTCAAGGATCTTCTCATTGATTTGATGAATCAAATTTGGGAGGATATACTCCATAAATGACAAGCCCTAAGGCAATTAGAAATCAAATAATCACGATTCTTGACGCCGCCACCTCACTTGATTCTATTAAGCGATTCTTTAAAGGTGAACCTCCTCGAAGTCGTTGGCCTGGTTTTCCTTGGGCTTGGGTTGAATGGGCCGGGGGCCCTATGGCGCCCGGTGCTGCGAAAATGACGGTGGAGGATCGGTTTTACATAGTTGTTGTTGATAAGCACATTGAGGCGGAAAAGGCGGAAGACAGCATAATGGATTATGCCGAATCCGTGGTAGCCGTGCTCGATGATGATCCTTCTCTCGGCGGATTAGTTGCTGCAAGTTGGGTTACTAACCGTGAGAAACAAAAATTGTTTGAAGCGGATTATAGCATCGTCGCCGTCCGAATCACCCTACAATCCCGAAGAAGGGAGTAGAAAGGTGAAGTAAAATGGCTATAAAAAGATATGTTAGTCTCGGCAAGGAACCAAATTATGGAATAACAGCTGCGCCGCAGAGATATGCTGAAGCCATTGCAAGCATAAAGCCTAATCAGGGATGGATTATTCCAAATCCAATTGCTTCACGAGAATTCAGAAAAAGAAACCTTGGACCCTACCGAACACGCGGAAGTATCGGCGAATTTCCAGTTGAACCCGAAAACATTATAGGCGAATTACTGCTGGCAGTCTTTGGCAGCGTTAATACCAGCAATCCAGCAACAGGAGTTTATCAACACGTATTTTTGCCTGAAGACACCTTGCCATCATACACCCTGCGCCTTGGTTCCGAACAAATTGAAAGAGTGTTGCCTGGGGGCCTCGTTGAATCCTTAACAGTCAAATTTCCGCATAACGACGATCTTAAGGCAAGAGCTGAAATTCTCAGCGGTTTCATTGAATCAACGGCAAGTTTGGCAACTCCGACACTAAGTCCTTTACAAGCTTTGAATATGCTACTCTATCCCGGCACCTCAGTACTGAAAATCGGCGGCGTATCCAAGAAAAATATTGTGTATGATCTGGAGGTCACGATAAAAAATAACATTCCATTTGACCGTGGCGACTTGTCGGGAAGAACTTTTAGCAAAAAACGTTATGGCCAACGAGAAGTCACTGGCAAAGTAAGCGCCTACTTTGATGACACAACTGAATATGACAGATTCATTGCGGGCGAAGAATTTAAAGTGGAAGTAAGGGCTCATGGACCGGTTTTCGTCGATCCCACCTGGAATTACGTCATGGGGTTTGACTTGGAAAAATGCGTTTATCTGCGAGACGTCAGTCCCGACATTGCCGCTATCAACGAACCTTTAGTAGTTGATGCACCCTTCAAAGCTTTCTACAATCCATCGGTTGGCTATGAAGCAAGGGGCATACTGCAAAACGCCATTTCAGCCTATTAAGAGGGAGGCAAAGTGAAGAAAAAAATCGGAACCATCGAATATAACATTATTCCCATACCACCCTATCTTTCACCATACTCAACCAGAGCAGGCCAACTCATGAAACAGCAACCAGCTTCCTTTGAGGAAGCCGAAAAACTTGGTCAGGAAATCAAAAAATGCGTTGAAAAATTAGTTAATGAATGCGTTAATCCCGAACCGGAGAAAGAGGATATGCTGCGGGTTTATAATGCGCTCATTGACGTAACAAACAAAGCCATTAAAGATGCGCAGTTTTTTCGCGACATTCAAAGATCCGGCACTGCAAAAAGCAGCGCAGTTAGCTCTGGTCCTACACAAACGGCCAAGCGAGATCCTGAAGCTAAAGGGTAATGAAACGTGGCTGCTGGAAGTGGACTATCAGCTCGTCATGGATGCGGTGGAAAAAGCGTCAACTGGTGAGGAAGAGACAAAGGAAAACAAAATTAGAAAAATGAAAGAGTGGAAACATGGCAAGCCCTGAAGTTAACATAAAAATTAACGTTGAAGGCTTAGATCAACTTAGAGAAGCATTTAATTTAATAGGTTCAATGAGTGGCGAATCCGCTAACAAAGTAACCGCAGCCAGCAATCAAATGGATGTTAGTTACAAGCGTTTAGCCTTAACCACAGCGGGCCTAATGACCAACGCACTTCAGCTCAGTGACATTTGGACAAGAATGGCATCAGGCCAAATGGACCTCGCAAGAGGCGCCATAATGCTCGGACTAAACTTTCTGCAATTAGCCACACAAATATGGACTATTGTAGGCGCCGAGCACGCACGAGCGATCGCCCACGCAGTAGCACACGCTTTATCCGGACCCCCCGGATGGGTAATCCTTGGCGTAGCCGCTGGAATAGCTGCCGGAGCCATAGCTTACGCAGCGGCAACTATCCCAAGTAAACAGTTCGGCGGCCCCATCTATGAAACTCGACCTTATTTGCTTCATGCCGGCGAATATGTGTTGCCGCGGGGCGCTTCGGCCGTAACTATTAATATTTATGGCGCTGGTTCACCTCGCCAGACAAGCGACGCCATCATTGATGCGCTTCGCCGTAACAGGGTGATCTAATGAGCGAAGTTGCGCCCGCCAAATGCCGAGTAGAAATCTTCCGTGGTCCACCATATTTTTTCGATGACCATTTCCTAAAATACACATGGACTCCATCATATGCTTCTACGTATAAGAATGGCGACATAGTGAACGTTTACATTACGGAGCCCACATGGGGAAAAATAACGCATACATTCGGAGAGACAATTAACACCAATCCGCATCGTTTCCTTGTCATTCGGGTAACAGCCTTAACAGGAACCTCTTGGTTTATTGAGGCAACATTAGGCGGCACAGTTCAAGTAAGCAAAACTTTCACAGATTTAGGAGTGAAAATAATAGACCTTTATGCAGAAAAAGGAGCACATTTCGACTATGACAGAATAACAGTGGGAGTTAATGGGGCCACGAACAATTATGTTCAAGCTGACTATTACGCAGTATGCAAGCAGACTTTACTTGTTCCAATTGACTCTGGCGACGTTGTTGAACAATTAACCATAACGAAACCTGTTTTAAGTCAAGGCATCGGAGGGGCTCAGTTAACTCTGCCCAATTTCAATGGAGCCCTAAATGGGGAGATTAACAAGTTTGACAATATCATAATTTGGCTAACCAGAACCGAGGCTGATCTTGGAAAGCCTGACGTCAAGGAGTTTGGCGGCAGAATCATTAAAACTACAAATAGAGCCAATGAATATGGAGCATTTTACATAGACCTTGACTGCCACGCTTACGCCCACGAATTAAATGTTCCACCAAGTCTTTTTCAGAAGGCATATTCAGCCGTGAATGGAAGGACAATTATTGAAGACGCTTTAGCAGTTGCAAACTACATAACAAAACATCCTTTGGGGCCGCAATGGTTCGACAGCGGCGGAGCCTCTGGAAACACGGATGACAGAATCAACAGTACACATGATGTCGAGTACGACGAAGTTCTGCCCATGTCTGTGATTCAGGAAATTTTGGATAAGGCATGCAATCCTAATGGAGTCGTGGGATTTGACATTTATGAGATGCCGAGCGGAGTTTTAATTGGACATTTGAGAAATAGTTTAGATTTTACCAACCCAACAACAGTTATTCCTGCCTCTTATGAAAAAGGCGAGGATATACACAGGGTTCAGAACAAAGTAAAAGTTTATGGTGCACACGAAAAAAATTTTCCTTCTGATTTAGATTCTTGGACCGATTCTCTTTCAGGTTGGACTGCGAATGCAACGTTCTTCTATCTTGATACGGATGTTAAACGAAAGGGAAGTTACAGTCTTTATCTTCACACTCCAACCACTGGCTACACTGAACTTCACCGTACATTTGATGCTTTGTCCAAATATGGAAAGTTTGTAATGTGGGTCAGAACTCCGAGTGGCTTAGGCTCGGGGGGATATGCAAAGGTTCGGCTATGGTGTCCCGATAGTTCAAATTATTTTGAAGCTGATATCACATCAATTGTTAATGCTAACTGTGCCGGACAATGGGGTATAGTGTCTCTGGCTTTGGCATTGAGGTCTGGGGAATTATACAACGCAGACCATAATCCCAGTGGAATTTGGACTAAAGTGGGTAACCCACAATGGTATCTAATCAGCGGATTACAAATAATAATGCAGAACAATACAGCTTCACGATGGGTTCATTATGACGGAGACATGGGGTTCATCAATGGCCCCTTCAGTGCAATTGTTTCTGACTCACCCAGCATAGCTAAATATGGAGTACGTACTGCCAAACCAATTAGTGATGATTCACTTTACAGTGATTCTGAATGTCAAGCAGGTGCTCAGAGTATTGTAGAAGCTCTTAAAGATCCAGTTATTACGCTTTCAAACATTGCTGTTGACGGAGATCATTTTAATCCTGCCGACCGACAAAGAATTATCGTCTCTAATGACAATTTTGACGCCTATTTCGCCATACTTCAATTTCAACATCAAGTTGTCGGACCCATTTGGGACAGCACCCTCAGCCTTTCTCTTGAATCAGAATGTATTGATTATGTGTTCCGAAAATTAAAGGAGGCCACTGAATGAACTATTTATATTTTCCATATTTTTGGAAACAAAAAGCCAAAATGCCAATGAAGAAAAGTATGAAGCCCCATAGAAAATATGTAGACAATGGTTTTGCCGCTTCTTCCCAAAGTTCTTTAGAAAGAGAGCTCGTTACAGGGGGTAACTGTAAAAATCCAATAATGGCTAATATCATTAATGTTAATCCACAGGCCATAACACTTGAAATGAATAATTCCGATGCCTTCATCCCATCACCCCTTCTTAACATCCTTTCGTTTAAGTTTAAAGTTTTGTGGAGGCTTGTTCTGAAACAATGGTAACACTCAGAAAAGCTTTCGTCATTTGCTCCTTCGTCGTTCTGGCGAGTTTACTTGCGGCTTTAGGCTTCAACACGCTTGACTGGATCGTCTGGACCCATACATCTCCTTCGCAAATTTGGATGATGGCCCCCTGGCTCATCTTGCCAATCTGGTGGGCCTACTTGCTATGTGGCATT